CAATTTCCGATTTGATTTCTTCGGAAATCACATTGTTTTCAAACAATTGTTTTACGATGTCTAGCATGTGATTCTCCTACTGTTATTTGAGGCCTGAAATGATTTTTTTCAGACTCTCTGCTAAGTATTTCTGTGCCTTTGGGTCGCCTTGGACTTCCTGTGCGATCTGATATGCCTTGTAACCGCCTGTGTTATTGATTAAATGTTCGTATACTGGTGTTGGGTAAGCGCCTGGAGCACTTGGTTGTGCTACAACGTCTACAGTGATAATTTCAAAACCCTGTACTTTACCACTGCTGTCTACTTCGCCGGATCCTCTGGAGCTTACACCCAGTTTAACTCCCGACTCCAGCATGGTCTGAATTAACTGACCCATGGGAGTTGGAAGGATTTTTAGTTTTCCGTAGCCGTTAGGACCATCCATCCACATCTTGGTTATCATGTGACTCACACGATCAAGATTGATTTTTAAATCCTGAGGATGATCAACTTCTCCAAGAACGGAGTAGCCACCAGCGATCTGTTCATTGAGCGTTTTGACAGCCCTGCCAATTTCTTCAGAAGAGTAAACACGCTGATTTGCATTACGGATGTCTCCTTGAATGCAAATGCCGTTTAGATGCAGCGACTTTTTACCGTCGCTGCCTTCGTCGCGCTCCAAGACAATCTTAGCCTGGTCAAAACTCAAATGTTCTGATAGAGTAGTTTTCACCTTTGTCAAGTCCTATTATCTACGACCACGGAAAAGGCTTTGCTTGTTGTCAGCAGATTCTTTTGAACCAGCTTTCTCAGCACCATGTCCGGGTTCTTTCTTAGAGAACGCACCGCCAGCTTTACCGCCTGGGACATTGATGTTACCAGCATTATCTTCTTTAGCGGCTGGATTTAACAATCCGCCTTTAGTACCTTCGCCTTTTGACTCGCCGCCTTTTGCGATATTAGCAGTTGTGCCGCCCATATCGTTCTTACCAGCTACGATGCTTTTAGCGTTTACGCCGTTGTCGCCCATTTTAGCTGGTGCAACTTTTTCTACATATTCACGAACAGTTGCTAAATCCATACTGTCTTTCATTTTTTCATCGCCCATGTCGCCCATGTCATCCATGTCGCCCATGTCATCGCCACCTTTGAGTTCGTCAAATTTAGCTTGTAGTTCATCAACGATTGAGTCTAGATCTTGAAATAATTCTTCTTCAGACTTTTCACCGCCTTCTTCGTCATCCATTTCTGCATCTAGATCGCCTTCTAAATCGTCAGTTGGATCACCGCCCATTGAGGGCATTTCGTCATCACCTTCAATAGCGATGTCTTCAAATTCTTCGTCGACTTTTTCGTCGTCCTCGTCTTCTTCTTTATGAGATGCTTCATCTACTTCTTCGTCATCTTCATCTTTTTCTTCTTCTTCAGCGATTTCGCTGTCGATTAAGGATTCATAAATTTCGCGAGATGCTGTAACAACATACTCGTGGAATAATTCTTCTGCTTTAGCTTGATCGTCGTTGACCAAATGCTCAAGCATCTGTTGTAGTAATTTATTGTCGGCCATAGTTTATCTCCTCAAATGGTATGGGCTGTTGTATATTTAACACGGAGATTACAAACCGGTGTTAAATGGTAGTTTTTTGATTGATTTGATCTGAATATATAGTATCAGGAAAACTTCTACTAAATTCATCGTAGGTGATATGACTTAAGTTAGTCAATGTAGGTCCCAGCTTATCTGGTATAAATGCACCAGGTTCTATTACCCTAAAAAAATGAGTGTGGCGGAATTCTTTAATTACTTTTTCAGTTTGACTTAACCAATTACCGTGATAGGTAGCTGCATCTGTTGATTTTTTATAGTTAAATGTATCTGCGTATACGTTGTTAAACTTACCGTTGATTCCTTGATAATCAAATCCAAAAATGTATATGGTTCTGTGTTCTTGTGAGGCTGCAAACCATAAAGCTGTGGGGCCAGAGCTCCATCCTTTATGAGGGCTAAAGAAGTTTATATTATGTTTGGTCTGTATGCCTTTGTTGGGATTTGTCCAAACTTGATGTTTTTTGTGGTAGCCAGATTCTATGATTTCGTTGACCATTTTTACATCCACGGCTATTAGATAGTTGGGTTCAAACTCACGATATTGTGCATTGCATCCGTAAGTTACGCCTTTGGTCATTAGAGAACGAATGTCTAAGCACTGTCGGCTGGTGCCGTTGCCTATGACAAATCCGGGATTATTGTGCAGGTGCTGCTTCTTCGCCAACTGGAGTTCCATACATTTGTCTTATAAAGTCCAGTTCAGATTGAGATTCTAATTGATGTGCTTCGCTCTGAAGCCTCAGTTGATTGATTTGTCGCAGCGTAAGACGTATCTTTCTGGTGTCTTTTTTGTTGACAATGCTGCGATCTCTGCTGGATTCGTATCTGCGATCTTGAGCAAAGTCGTTGTTTTTTTCGTTGAAGTAAAAAAATTCGTTAAGAAGCATAATGTATTTATTACTGAACTGGCGCTTCTGGGGCTGCTGCGGCATCCGCCCCTGGTTCTGCGGCAGCTGCCATGTCTAACGGAGCTTCGGCTTCTTGACCACCTGCATCTGCAGCCATACCGCCTGGTGTAACTCCTATGCCTCTCAGCTGACTCTGCGCATCTGCAGGTGCTTTGATATTAGCACCGTTTTCTTCTCTCCACAATCTTTCGTTTTCTTTAACTTCATCCTCGGTCATTCCTAAGAAGCGTTTCATAGCAAAACGTTTGCTGAGATGTGGGATTTGTACTACCTGTGCAAATGTGGCTGCTCGAGCGGTGTCTAGTTCACTTTGACGATAAGCAGCAAAGTTCTGAGGCTGATTAAATTTAAGTTCAAATAGACCGTTGTCGATGTTAACACCTTGATCATTAAGCCAAAGTTTAAACTCAAGATCAAATGTTTCTACTATAATGCTCTGTAGACGTTTGCAGTACTCGTTAAATCTTAATTCTTGTATGTAAGCAGTACCTACTTTGCCATCTGATACTGTGTTGGCTTGCTCATCAATTGCTGTTGGCAAGTAGCTTGCAGGAATACGCAGCGCACGGAATAACTTGTTGGTAAAATAACGCAGATCTGTGATTTCACCTAGGTTGGTACCGCCCGGTAGTGTTTCAACTTTTGATCCACGCCCTTCTGCTGTCTGCGGGAAGAAGTAATCTTCGTTTACACTTAGAGGATTATAACTGGCGTCTATGACGTTGGCTCCGCCACCTGTTGAGCTCGGAATACGTCTTTGTTGAATTTCGTTTTTAACACGTTCCACAAAGCTCATAGCCATGTGTGCTGGCATATTTCCAACGTCTACATAGAAAATACGTCTTTCTGGAGCACGTTGTATACGATAGATAATAATCGCATCTTCAAGCAATTCTTTCTGTTTGTAGACTTTGAATACACTTTCCAACAATGAATTACCAAATGGATAGTTGTTATCTAATCCTTCTGACAGACTAAGGTGAATAACATGTTTGGCATCTACAGTGATTTCATTGGTTTGATTGCTGAATCGAGTACCTACTGATCGAGATGCATCGCCCACAAATCCTCGACCTTGCCCGCCACCCGATGTATACGAGCTGGTACCACTAGGAGCTGTGTTTGTGGTGTTATGTGGAGTTGTAGCTATGAATTCTTTGAAGTTAAAGTTGAGGTCACGAATCACATACTGTTCAGGGATCTTGCCTTCTGATTCATTGACAATAATCTTAGTGACTTTGGCAGCATCTACGAACAGCCATTTTTTAGTTTCTGGATCTCTAACGAAAAAACAATCACCATATTTGAATGCGTTACGCAGTATGCGAAAGATCCTGGTTTCAAAACTGTTCTGCTTGCACCACTTCTGTAAGCTGTCTTTGAGTATTTTTACTTCTGTAGCAGTAGGCTCACCGCGGAAAAATGTGTGGAATGGTGTAGCGTTCTCTTTATCTTTCTGTGTGCAAAATTCTGTAAGTATGTCCAAAGCAGCATTGACTTCACTGTCCATGTCCATGGTATCATACTGCATATAGCGTTCTATGCGATTAGGTGAACCTGCGTAAACATCTGGTAGATAACTGGAGTAATTAGCACGAGCAGGGCCCGGACGGCCGCGCCCACTGATTGGACTCATACTGCCGCCAGTGTTGTCTATGTTAACAGGTGTGAAGTATTTTTTCCAGCTCATGCTTTGTATAGATTCTTATTAAGACCTTTGGTAGCCAGCACAGTTTCATAGGTATTTGTGGTGGTTTGAGACTGTAGTTTTATTAATTGTGCCATCTTAGTATTTAACTCCGCGAGCAGTGTAGAAGGTGATTCTTGAGATTTTTTATCTTGCTCTTGTTTCTCTTTAGATGCTGCTTCTTCTTTGGCTTTGGTTTCTGCATCTGTTTTGGCTTTGGCTTCTGCTTCTTGTTTTTTCTTCTCTGCATCAGATACTGCTGCTGCAACTGCGGTATTAGCTTTTTCAGTTGTTGCTGGTTTGTCCGGAATTAATGCACTGCCTTCTCGTGCAGCAAATCCTTTTAATAGATCTTCAGTGCTGCCAGTTAAATTTAAACCAGCACTTTCCTGAGCAGCCTTGGCATCTAATGCATCTTTGGCTTTTTTATTGCTGTCTTCTTGTTGTTTGTTGAATCCTGCTTTGGATTTGAGATTTTTTGCATCGAGCCCTGCGTGTAATGCTGCTCGTTTATCTTCTTTGGCTTTTGCATCTGCTGCTGCTTTTGCTGCTTCTGCTTTTTCGTCGGCGATAATTTTATCTTTGTTAGCCTTCATTCTTTCTGCAGTAGCAGTTACAAGATCTGATTTCTCTTTTTCATTAGCGGTCTTTTCTTCTTGAATATCTTGTAGATCTTTATCAAAATCTCCTCGCATGCCGGGTATCTTATTCAGTAGACCGAAAATTCCTTCTTTCAATGATATCCACAGGCCTTTCATCATCAGTCCTACATATTTGAATACATTTCCTACTACTTCTACATCTCCCCCTAGACGTTTGAAATAGTCAAATAATTTAACCACCCCAAACACCAGTGCAGCTATTGCGGCTGTTACAGCAATTACAGGCCATGTCACTGCGATCACTGCGGCAGCAAGTGCTAACATGGGTGGTATCTGTGCCAACAGTGCTGGCAGAGCCATAGCCATTTGAATACCATAGTATATTCCCAATGCCACTGCTAGGGTTTTTAAAATAGGAACCACGTTGTCTAATACAAACAGCGTGAGACTTTTAAATGCAGGCCACACATAGTCTCGAATCAATCCGCCTATCATTGTTAACGCAGGCTCAAAGAAGTTGTAGAGATTTTCCCATGCACCTTGCAGAGCAGGCAGTAGATCTATTAACACAAAATCAGCCACTGCCAAAAATGCCGGCATCACTGTGTTTTCTAAAAATACTCCGAGAGCGGCAAAAGCTGGTTCGAGAGTATCAAGCAGTATGCCGCCTACAGTAGTTACCACAGCGGCCATGATATTAAATGCCGGTACTAGATATTTCATAACCAGCCCGGCTGTAAATTCAAAAGCTCTCATTAGCAAATCTAATAATCCGCTGTTGGCCAAAGCCATTTGGAAGCTATTAGAGAACGCTGCCAATGCTTCTTGGCTTTTGTTGACTTTTTCATTTAATTTGTCTGTGTTTTTTGCAGCGTCATCTTGAGCTGCTGCTGCATCTTTGGTAGCATCGGTGTTGATTCTCATACCAGCAGCTACATCTGCAGACACAGCAGCCATTTCAGAATTGCTTCTATAGGCTGTTTTGTTTCTGTCCATGGTGCTCTTGGCTTCAGCTTTCATGTTATTCAGAGTTTGATTACGTTCCTGATCTGAAATTTTGATGTTGCTCTGAGTCTGTTGATGCTGACGTTGCAGTTGTGCATATAATTCGGGATAGGCTGCTGCTAATTGTCTACTGCTCTCAGTAGTAGCTGATCCTGAAGATAACACATCTTTGGCAAAATCTTTCAGTCCTTGAGACGGCATCGACTGAACCATGTTTAACATAGAGTCTGCAACATCTTTGTTTAGTCCCTGTTGTGCAGCAGCAAATTGACCGTCTTTGATTAATCTTTCTCGTTCTTTTTCTTTGTCTGCTCTACTTTCTCCAGTGACCTTGGCCAAGGCATCCATTTCTTTGAGATAATTTTTAGCTCCTTGCGCTAATTCCGCGTTGCTTTGTGTGCCTTGCCGTCCTGAGTTTCTTAAATTTTTCGTATAGTTAGCCAAGCCTTGATTAATGTCTTGCGTAGAATATCCCAAGGCATATAAGTCACTGCCTGTGGCTCGCAGTGCTTTAGAAACATCGCCGAATCGTTTGGCACCTGCTTCTACATTTGATCCCAATCCTAACATGGCTTCACCGTTGTTAGCAATCAGTGATCCAAACTGTTCCATGGTCATGCCGGCGCTGCTGGCAGCGGCACTAAATGCTGAAATACTGCCACCGAATGTTGCTCCTGACTTGGATACTTCGTTGAAGCTTTTTGCCACGCTGGTAGCTGCACCTGCTACTGCGGTAAACATAGTACCAACTATAGGAATAGACGAAAAAATGTTTGCAGCAGCATTTAGATCATTACCGACATTGGCAAATTGTTTTATGGTATTTGTCACCGCTGAGGACATGCGATCAAGTCCTCCAATCACTGTGCCTGTGGTGCCAACCAGTGTTCCAAACGCCTTGCCTACTCCAGAGGCCATTTTGGTTATTGCTCCGGGCCCGCCACCTCCAC